TGGGCCACATTCCCACAAATTGCCGACGCTCTGCGAGTTATGGAGGCGTGGGGGTTTGAGTACAAGACCTGCGCCTTTGTCTGGATCAAGAAAAATCGCAAGAGCAACACGAATTTTTGGGGCATGGGAGCGTACACAAGGGCAAACGCAGAAATTTGCCTACTGGGCGTGACACCCGGATTCAAGGCAGCAGCCCAGATCAAAAACCATGCCGTACATCAAGTGATAGAGTCACCAATTCAAGCACACAGCGCAAAGCCGGATGAAACCCGGCGGCGTATCGTGGAACTGATGGGTGACGTGCCACGGATAGAACTTTTCGCCCGTAACCGCTGCCCCGGATGGGACGCATGGGGCGACGAGATAGGAAGAATCGAATGAAAGAAGGCATAGAACGTAAAGCCTGTCCTGTCTGCGGCGGGCAAATTATCGTATCGGAACACTGGGCGTTCTCTTATGACCGGGTGCTTGGTAAAAGAGGAAAACTCCTGAAGAAAAGGACGAAAGACGTAGGTGGACCGATTGACTGCATGACGGCGTTCTGTCCGTCTTGCAGAGAAGCATGGAACGCAGACGAGTTCGAGATAGACGAGGAAGGACATTTTGTGGACTTCAAACCTGGAAAGGACGAATGACATGAAATGTGATGAATGGTGGCCGTACCTGCCACGATCAGATTCAACCGAACTTCCGCCCGTACATAAACGAATGAGCGAAAGCGAGGAAATATGATTTTCTTCATCATCGGCGTGGTCGCCGCACTGTTT